ATGGTCGATATCCGTGAAGCTCAAGATCAGATCATTCGGGATCTCCAGCGCCTGGAGGACCCCTTTGACCAGTACACCTATCTGCTTGCCCTCTCATCCTCCCTTCCTGTCATGAGCGATGCGCTCCGCGCCAACCTCCCCACCATAGCTGGATGTCAGTCCCATGTATGGTTGGACGTCCGCCGGGAGGGAGAGCGGTTTGTTTTCGACGCCGATAGTGACACCATGCTCATCCGGGGCATCCTATATCTGCTCCAGCAGGTCCTCTGTCATCAGCCCCTTGCCGCTGTGGCGTCGGCGGAGCTGGATCTTCTAGAAAAGAGCGGGATCACTGGAGCCCTGTCCGCTGATCGGCGTAAGGGGATTGGCTCCATTATTCAGACGTTGAAACATCATGCTGCTGTTTTGTCCCAGGAGGTATAGACCTACCGGCACAAGCTGCCGCGCGGATCGCTTTCCGCCTAATCGTTGTTGCAGGTTCTACGCAAGTTCATAGCTGCCTCCTCTCCATCCTACTTGCTTTCCAGCACTCTTTGAAAATGATGTCTCTATATGGGTCTGTTGACAAAGTAGCATCAAAAGCGGCCGAAATATGATATAATAGAAGATACGGAATTAAAGGAAACTGTGGCGATCCTGGGTCTGTTACATGACATTTGCAAGGTGGGCGTGTATCACACAAGGCGGACCCATTCAAGGCCGTGCTGGTGAACAAACTGGATCCCTATACATTCCGGGACCCGTTCCCGCTGGGCCACGGGGATAAAAGCCTGTTTTTGATCACCTGCCACATGGCGCTGACCGAGGAGGAGGCCCTGGCCATCCGGTGGCACATGGGAGCCTATGACAACGCGGTGAAAGACGGGTCCCGCTCGATGACCGAGGCCATGGACCTGACCCCGTGGGTGTGGCGTCTGCACGAGGCGGATATGTGCGCCGCCTGGATCGACGAAAGAGGCGCGGCGGACTGAAAAAACTGCTGTGTAAACCATGCGCCAAGGCCCTGTAGGCCAAAGGCAAGACCGTGAACCCCGCCGCTAGCTGAGGGGCGGGAACGGTGGGCAGCTACACGGACGCCGCCACCGCCCGCGCCATTGAGCGGGCAACACGCAAGGAATTGGAGGATATGCTGGCCCTGTTTGTGGCCACCGCCATCGTGAAACCGGCGGAGGTGGGAAACAGTGAAAAAGTTTCGCGTATGGAAAGGACGTGACTTATACGGACCCGGCCAGCGGAGAGGAGGACAGCCTGGACGTGTCGATCCATGACCGGAGCGGGAAGTGGACCGGGCCGTGGTTTCCAGCCGTCGGGGACACCCTGGCGGCCACCCCGACTGGGAGCGGGAGGGTGACAACCGAATCCTGCCCTGCGGGTCCTTTGTGCTGGATAATTTCAGCTTTTCCGGCTGGCCAATAGCGGGGACCATTTCCAGCGTGTCCGTTCCTGCGGACAGTTCTTTCCGGGAAAGCAAGCGGAGCAAAACCTGGGAAAATGTCACTGTGGAGGAGATTGGAAAAGAAATCGCAGGACGGGCGGGCGTGGCCCTGTCCTATGACGTGGAGGGTGGCCCCATTCAGATCAAGACCATAGAGCAATCGGAACGGACAGACTGCGATTTTTACATGGACCTGTGCAGCACCTACGGCCTGGCCATGAAAGTCTATTCCCAAAAGATTGTGGTTTTTGACCGGGAGGCATACAAGGCAAAGGGGCCGGTGGCCACCATCACCCCGGACGCGATCCAGTCATGGAACTGGAGCCAAAAACTTGCCGGGACCTACACCGGCGGGGAATACACCTACACGGACCCCTCCACCGAGGAGGAGATCAAGGTCAACGTGGGAAAGGGTCCCCGGATCCTGAAATTGTCCGGCAAGGCGGACAACAAGGCGGACGCGGAGCGCAAGATCAAGGCGGCGGTGGCCAATGCCAACCATGGCGCCACCAAACTGTCCATGACCATCATGGGCACCGCCTCCCTGGTGGCCTCCCAGTGTGTTGCCGTCAAGGGACTGGGGAAAATATCCGGCAAATATTACATAGACCAGATCGTCCACCACGTCGGTGGAGGCTACACCATGGATCTGGACCTGTCCCTGGTGGAATGAGGAAAGGAGGCGGCCATGGGAAACGAGATCCGGCTGGGCAAGGTTTCCGCCGTGGACCACGCCGCCGGCATGGTGCGGGTGGTGTATCACGAAAAGGACGACGACGTAACACGCATGATCCCCATACTGTCCACGGTTTTTTCCGGGGTTTACAGTATGCCGGAGGTGGGCGACCAGGTTTTAGTCCTCCACCTGTCTAACAGAAGCGAGGCCGGGGTGGTCCTGGGCCGCCCATGGAGCGAAAAGACAAAGCCCCCGGAGGGGGTGGAAAAACTGTACCGCCTGGACATGGACCGCGCACCAGGCGTGGCCATGGTCCGCTATGACGGCAAGACCAAGGACCTGACGATCCACTGTGACGGAACCCTGAACATCACAGCGGGCGGGGCTATCACCATCAACGGGAAAACCATTGACCTGAACTAAAGGAGGCGGGAACCATGCCGGCAGCAACGCGAAACGGGGACCAATGCACCGGGCACGACGCCTGCCCGCCTGTTCCCCTGGTGGAGCATAGCCCAAATGTGAATATCAACGGACAGGGCGCGGGGCGCGTGGGGGATCATTACGCCTCCCACGGTTGCGTTACACACCCAGGCCACCAGGACGTGATCGCCGCCGGCAGTTCCACCGTGTCCATTAACGGGAGGCCAGCCGCCAGGACCGGGGACGCCGTTTCCATCGGCGGGGCGGTCCAGGACGGCAGCCCAAATGTGAGGATAGGAGGGTAAGCTGTGGCCATTGGAACACTGGGGCCTATCGTGTTTGAGGTCAGCGACAAAACGGTTTTGACCTTTAAGGGCATGACCCGCGACGTTTCCGGGCGCTGGACGGAACACGAAGTAATGGGCGCAAAACCCAAGCCGGAATTTTTGGGAGCGGGAAACCAAAAAATCAGCCTGCCCATTACCCTGTCCGCCAACCTGGGCGTCAAACCCCGCAAAATGCTGGAACTGGTGGAGCGCATGGTGGAGAGCGGCGACGCGGAGTATTTGATCCTGAAATGCAGGCCCGTGGGGCGCCACCCGTTCCGCCTGACCGCCTCCAGCGAAACATGGGGGGATATGTACCGCCACGGAGAACTGGCCAAGGCAAGCCTGACCATCACCCTGGAGGAATACACATGACGCACGGAACAAGCCCATTATTGTACGACTTCAAACTGGAATACACGTTCCAGGACGACGCCATGGCGGAACTGGACCGGCAGCTGGCCCTGCTGCTGTCCACCCAGGAGGGCACCATGCCGCTGGATCGGGAGTTTGGAATACAAATGAATTTTGTGGACAAGCCCCCGGAGGTGGTAAAGAGCCTATACACGGCGGAGGTGGCTAAAAAGGTCCCGCAGTTCATTCCGTGGGTGCGGGTCTATGAAGTCACATGGGAACATGGAGAACAAGGGCATATCAAGCCAAAGGTGGTGATCACCCGTGCCTGACATTTCGGTGGTGAAAAACCTGCCAGACGTTAGTTTCATAGACGGGGAAACGGTGGAGGACATACGCGGGGAAATGGTGGCGGACTATGAGGCATTTATGTCCCAGGCCACTGGCCGCCCGCTGACCCTGGACCGCGCCAGTCCGCACAGAATGGAGTTATACGCGGCGGCGGCGCAAATCTACCACGCCCTGCAGTACATTGACCGAGCGGGCAAGCAAAATCTTTTGAAATATAGCTATTCCAATTTTCTGGACCACCTGGCGGCCTTTAAGGGCCTGACCCGTGAGCCGGCGGCGGCAGCGGCCACCACCCTGCGCTTTACTCTTTCGGCGGAGCGGGAGGCGGCGACGGGGATCCCGGTGGGCACCAGGGCGGCGGTCCCGGACTGGTCCGTGTATTTTGAAACCACGGAATATATGGAGATCCCGGCGGGGGCCATGACGGTGGACGTGCCCGCGTCCTGTACCGTGACCGGAACCGTGGGGAACAACCTGGCCGTGGGGGAACTGTCCAAGCTGGTGGACCCTATCCCCTACATGGCAAGCGTGTCCAATGTTACCGTGACCGCTGGCGGCGCGGAGATCGAGAGCGACGAACACCTGGCGGAGCGGGTTTACCTGTTCCCCGGATCGTACTCCACGGCCGGGCCGGAGGCGAATTACAAATACCACGCCAAAAAATACAGCGTCAACGTGGGCGACGTGGTGGTGGTCAGCGACCAAGCGGCGGGCACCGTGGATCTTTATTTCCTTATGACGGATGGAACCACACCCCCGGAGGAAATGATCAACGGCCTGGAGAACTACCTGCGGGACAACAACATAAGGCCCATGACGGACCTGGTGCGGGTGGCGGCACCGGCGGAGGTGGAATACTCCATCGACCTGACCTATTACATCAACCGGAGCGACAGCAACCGGGCCGTGGCCATCCAGCAGGCCGTGGACGCCGCTGTGGTCCAATATACCACATGGCAGCGGGCCATTGGCCGGGATATCAACCCCTCTAAGCTGGGGGAAATGATCATGGCGGCGGGGGCCAAGCGGGTGGAACTGACCGCCCCGGTCCACCAGATCGTGGGTGCCAAGTCCGTGGGGGTCCTGACCGGCAAGGCCGTCCAATATGGAGGGCTGGAAGATGATTGACCTGCGGGGCAGCCGTTTCACGGACATTATGCCGGAGAACCTGGCCAGTCAACTGGAAACCCAGGCTTTTGCCTACGCCCTGGGCCGACAGATTGAAAAACTGTGTGCCTATGCGGACGGGATCCACATTTACGCCGCCGTGGCCTCCATGCCGGAGAAGATCCTGGACGTGCTGGCGGTGGAACTGCGGACCCCGGCCTATGATCAGGATTTTCCCATTGAGGTCAAGCGGGCGCTGGTGGAGGGGACCCTGACCTTTTACGCCCGGATGGGCACCCCAGCGGCCTGCAATCAGATCATAGAAACCATTTTCGGGGCCGGTTACATAGAGGAATGGTTTGACTATGAGGGGGACCCGCACCATTTCCGGGCGTATGTGGGCAACGGCGGCCAGGTGGACCCAGCGGACCTGGCGGAGTTTCGGCGGGTGCTGGCAAACGTCAAACGCCTTTCCAGCTGGCTGGATGAAGTGATCACCATTTCCACCTTTGAGGAGGAGATCCTGATCTTCGCCGGCTACCTGGACCGGGGCTATTCCGTGACCACACTGCCGGAGGCCCCCATGGACTACGACCACAACGCCGTGGCCGTCCTGATCGGCGGGGTGGGGTCCATCAACACCACCACGCTGCCGGAGGGCCTGGTGGACCTGGACGCAGACGCCATGACCTGCGGCGCATTTAGTACATTTACCGCCACCACATTACCGGCGGCGGAGTAAGGAGGAAAGAATGTTTTACGGTTTTGTGATCACAGAGGCCGGAAACCAACTGCTGGCCAAAATGGTGGCCGGGCAAACGCTGAAACTGTCCGGCGTGTTCATGGACCTGGGGACGGTGGAGGACAAGGAAATGGCCCGCCAACTGACCGCACCCCTGGAGCCGGGACCGGCGGGCACCAGCACCGTCCCCACCGTCAAGGGCAACCAGGTGGGCATGATCGTCCAGTTCCGCAGCGACTTGGACGGCGGGCTGAAAGAGGACAAATGGATCGGCGGTTTCGGCGTCTATGCGGAGGACCCGGATACCGGGGACCCCGTTATGATCTACTATGCCAGCCTGGGCCACCAACGCCAGCCCATAGCCGCATACACCGAGGGGACCGCGCCGGACGTGCGGAACTTCCCCATTTCCATCCGGGTCACGTCCGGGGTGGACGCCGCCCTGACCTATCCGGCGGGTGCGTGGATGACTGCGGAGGACGTGCTGGTTTATTTCAATGAAACCATCAAGCCAGAACTGGAGGCGTCCCTGGCCGGGTTGATCGAGGCCCATAACAATGATGAAAAGGCCCACCCGGACCTGGCGGCGGCGGTGGCGGAGGCCCTGCGGATCGCCCAGGAAGCCCTCCAGGCCGCTGCGGCGGCGGACGGCAAAGCAAACAGCGCCCTGGAGGCGGCAAGGAAAGCGTTGGAGGACGCGGAGGCGGCCATGGCGGCGGCCAGAGCGGCCCAGGAGGCCGCAGAAACGGCGCAGAAAGCCGTTACTGACCTGACCAGCACCATTGACGCGGTGCCCAGCCAAAGCGGCGCTCTGACCTATACAGGGGCCGCCCAGGCACCCGTCTGGAACAACTACAACCCTGCCGCACTGACCATGACCGGGGACACCACGGGGACGGACGCCGGGACCTATACGGCCATTTTCACCCCTGTGGAGGGC